TTCTTGTCAACCCAGACTCCGAGCCGTTCAAACCGTTTGTTGACGAGTTCGAAACGTACAAGCGGAAGGGTGAGGTAATTCGTACCGGCAACAAGGTTTTGCCGAAGGAGTGTAGCCTCTGCGGCTTTCGGGGGCACTGCTGGCCTGACGCTATCCTACACGAGCGGGTAACGTCACAGGCAAAGTCTCCCCCGAAAGTATGGTACTCTCGGCTCAAAACAAAGGAGCTATGATGTGCCGTACGTTTTCATTCGAGACTACGATCTCGAACTCTTAGAACTCAACAAAGACATGCACCACGTCTACGTCGAGTCACACATCGGTGTGGGCGGCGAACGAAACACTGTGTTCCTCCGACAACACGAGCGTGGCTTACCGCTCACTCTGCGAAATAATTTCAGTGACTTGGGTGCGCTATCTTCGGAAACGGAGAAGCGTGACATAACAACCGTCGAGGCCGAGATCGGAAAGATCAGTCGTCTCGCAAACTCCGGAGCTAACGTATGCGTCCCACTGACTCGCTTGACAAACGAATTCTCTCCTATGGAACGCCTGTCGCCAAGACTGGCAGGATATCTTCTAAAAAGGCTAGCGTCCGTCGGAATGCGTCTATGAAAAAGAGTTCTGCTGTGAAGGCCGGATTCCGGTCGAACTTCGAGTTGAACCTCGCACGTACGCTTGCGGAGCGGGGAGTTGAGTACGATTACGAATCGATCAAACTCACCTACGTACCGAAGCCCCGGACGTACACGCCGGACTTCTACATTCCTGAGACGGATATCTACGTCGAAGCGAAGGGGCATCTCGATAAAGGGGATCGCACTAAGATGCTTCTGATCAAGGAACAATATCCTGAATACGACATCCGGTTTGTGTTCCTACGCGCAAACAACAAAATTTACAAAGGCTCGAAAACCACCTATGCTGACTGGGCTACCAAGCACAAGTTCGAATGGGCAGAGGGTTCGATCCCAGAGGAGTGGTGTAAGAATGGACGATAGAGATATGCAGGGAATGTTAGAGAAGGCGAGTCTTCTACCCGAGCGGTGGTACCTCGTCTTTCGGCAGGGTGACGACGATCATTTGATGATGACGGCGTACGACACGACCGAAGAGGACGAGGATGACGAGTACATCCCGGCGGGTGCGATTGTTTTGGCAGGACTCATCGAACTCATGGAGACAGACTTCGAGCGTGTAATGTCTGCAGGTCTCGCCCGGTTGCAGTTCGAAGCTACACAAGAGGCTATGGTCGAAGAGACAGGCAACAAGCCAGACGTGAAGCACGATCCTGAAACGAACATCGTCAAGGTTAGCTTCGGGAAGACACAATGAGACACGAAGAGTATATGAGGAAGCGGATGGAACAGGAAAGTTTACAGGGTATGGCAAACGCGGCGTGGGTGAACGGTCGAGATGACATGGTGAACTCGCCACCACACTACAATCAAGCAGGGGTTGAGTGTATCGATGCCATCCGTGCAGCTACGGACGAGGGCTACGAGTATTACCTGCAGGGAAACATAATCAAGTACCTGTGGCGGTATCGCTACAAGAACGGTGTCGAGGACTTGAAGAAGGCACAGTGGTACTTGGAGAAACTTATTGAGGAGACAGGCCGTGAATAACATGCTACCCACCCCATACCAACAATTTATCCACAAGTCCCGCTACGCGCGTTGGCTCGACGACGAGCAGCGTCGTGAAAACTGGGACGAGACTGTCGAACGCTATCTCAAGTTTATGATCTATCAGGTGAAGGGTAAGCATCAGTTCGATCTTCCCGCGAAAGACATCACTGACTTGCGGGATGCTATCCTGAGTCTTGAGATTATGCCCTCTATGAGGGCGATGATGACAGCAGGGCCAGCCCTAGCTCGTGACAACATCTGCGGCTACAACTGTAGCTACATCCCCGTAGACAACTCCCGCTCGTTCGACGAGTGTATGTACATCCTGATGTGCGGCACAGGTGTAGGCTTCTCTGTCGAGCGTGAGAACGTGGACAAGCTGCCTGTCATCAGTGATGCGATGAATGAGTCCAAAACAATGATCGTTGTATCTGACTCGAAGCCCGGATGGGCTAAAGCGTATCGCGAACTCGTCGCACTTCTTTACGCTGGTCAGATTCCGCAGTGGGACTTGTCGAACATCCGCCCGTCCGGTGCCCGTTTGAAGACTATGGGCGGTCGCGCATCCGGCCCCGGCCCCCTCGACGATCTGTTCAACTTCACGACACAGATGTTCAAGAAGGCGGCAGGGCGTCGTCTCTACCCGATTGAGTGCCACGACTTGATGTGCAAGATCGGGGAGATCGTAGTCGTGGGTGGTGTGCGCCGCTCGGCTCTCATCTCACTCAGCAACCTGAACGATGACCAAATGCGTCACGCGAAGGCCGGACAGTGGTGGGAGAACGAGGGGCAACGTGCGCTGGCTAACAACAGCGTTGCCTACAAGCATCGTCCTGAGATGGGTACGTTCATGCGGGAGTGGCTTGCCCTCTACGACTCGAAGTCGGGAGAGCGGGGCATCTTCAACCGTGAGGCGGCAGACAAGCAGGTTGCTCGAAACGGACGCCGAGAAACAGGTCACATGTGGGGAACGAACCCCTGCTCCGAGATCATCCTGCGTCCCTATCAGTTTTGCAACCTGTCAGAAGTGGTCGTGCGGGAACAGGACAGCCTCGATGACTTGAAGCGCAAGGTTCGTCTCGCTACCATTCTTGGTACGCTGCAGTCCACACTCACTGATTTCAAGTATCTGAGGAAGGTATGGAAAGACAACACAGAAGAAGAGCGTTTGCTCGGTGTATCCTTGACTGGTATCATGGATCATGGCGTTCTATCAAAGAACGTAGATTCTCCGCGTTGGCTCGAAGAGATGAAACAGGTCGCAGTGGATACCAACAAAAAGTATGCAAACATGCTTGGAATCCCACAAAGCAGTGCCATTACCTGTGTCAAGCCGTCGGGCACTGTGTCACAACTCGTAGACGCCGCTAGTGGAATCCACGCCAGACACAACGACTACTACATCCGCACGGTGCGGGGCAGCAACGAAGATCCGCTCACTCAGTTCCTGATTGAGAAGGGTGTACACAACGAGCCGGATGTGATGAAGCCGGACACGACTACTGTGTTCTCCTTTGCCATGCAGTCGCCTATCGGAGCGACGACACGGACAGAGACGACAGCCGTGGATCAACTAGAGTTGTGGAAAACGTACGCTGTGAGTTTTTGTGAACACAAGCCATCGATCACTGTTTCTGTGAAGGATCATGAGTGGATGGACGTAGGGGCGTGGGTGTATGAAAACTTCGATATTGCATCCGGTGTGTCGTTCCTGCCACATTCAGACCACACGTACCAACAGGCTCCGTATCAAGACATCGAAGCAGATGAATACTTGGAGTGGCAGCAGAGGTTTGGTAACATGATCATCGACTGGAATGACTTGTCAGACTTCGAGAAGGAGGACAACACGTCCGGTTCTCGTGAGCTAGCGTGTACGGCTGGCGTGTGTGAGGTTGTTGACCTCAATGCGGCGTAAGATATGTGCCGGTTCCGATAAAGTGAAAGTATCGGGCTTGACGCATAAAGAAGCGGAGAAAGATCGTTGATCGAAGTAAAGATAACGCCTGAGTTGATCGAACGCGCAAAAAAGAAAACTGCCGCTGTAGGCGTCCTACAGGGCAGCATCACGGGCAGTGCTAGTCATGTGGTGGGTGCTATAGGCGAACTCATCGTAGCCGACCTCACGGGTGCTACAGAGGCGAATACGCACGACTACGATCTTCTCTTGGACGGTAAGCGCATCGACGTGAAGACCAAGCGGTGCAACACGCCACCCAAAACGTACTATGATTGTTCGGTGGCCGCACACGGATCGAAGCAAGACTGCGACTCGTACGTTTTCGTGCGCATCAAGATCGACGGTACACGTGCGTGGGTCTTAGGTGAAATAGACAAGCGTGACTTCTACAAAAATGCCACGCACCACCGCCGGGGGGATGTTGATCCGGACAACGGATTTGTGTTCAAGGCGGATTGCTACAACCTTGCAATCAGCGAGTTACAAGACATTGAAACCGAAAGCACAACT